CGAAACCAAACCAACAGAAAGCGAGATAGCCAACGTGGAAAATACCACTCCAGCCGTCGAAGCAACACCAGTTGAAGCACCAGCGGTTGAAGCTGCTCGCCCAACTGTAACAGCGATGGCTTACACAAAGCCACGCATTGAAATCACAGCAGGAAAGTATGCTGAGCAAACAATCCGTGCAGCACTAGGTGATGAGTCAGCTCGTCAATACCTACGCGCAGCAGATGACACAACAGACAACGCAGGTCTAGTACCAACACGCCAGTTGTCAGAAATCATCAACCCACTCGGTACAACAATCCGTCCATCAATCGATGCAATCTCTCGTGGAGTGCTTCCTGATGCAGGTATGACATTTGAAATCCCAAAGATTACACAAATGCCAACAGTTGCAATTGAGCCAGAAGGTGACGCATTCAGCGACACAGATCAGAATGCTTCATTCCTATCAGTTTCAGTTCAAAAGTACGCTGGACAACAGACATTCTCTGTTGAACTTCTAGACCGTACATCTCCAGCCTTCTTTGATGAGCTAGTGCGCAACATGGCAGCAGCTTACGCAAAGGCAACAAACGCAGCAGTAAACGCAGCACTTATTTCAGGTGCTTCACTTGATGCGACAACAGTTGCAACATATCCAACAGCAGCAGAATTGCTAGGAATTGTTGCTCGCGGTTCAGCTTCTGTTTACGGAGCAACAGCAGGACTTCCAAACCCATTTGCTCGCAACATGGTCGTATCAACAGGACAATGGTCAAACATCATGTCATTGAACGACAATGGTCGCCCAATTTACACAGCATCACAGCCAATGAACGCAGGCGGAGCAGTAGCGCCTACATCACTTACAGGCAGCGTTGCAGGACTCAACCTATTCGTTGATCCTACAAACGGTGGCGATGGCGATGGAACAATCCTCATCGTGAACCCAGATGCTTACACATGGTATGAGTCACCAACATACCGCCTTCGTGCAGAATCAACAGCTAACGGATCAGTAACAATCGGTTACTACGGATTCGGTGCAATTGCAACTAAGGTTGCAGCTGGTGCGTTCAAGAACAACAAGGCATAAGTAACACCCTAAGTCGCTGGGAGCGGGGCGCAGCCCTTGCTCCGCTCCCAGTCTTTAGAAAGGATTGCACATGGCATTGACAACAGTTTCAGAACTCCGCACAACGCTTGGAGTTGGTACTTTGTACACAGATGCCGTTTTGCAGGAAGTGTGTGACGCCTCAGATGCAGTCCTACTTCCAATGTTGTGGGCTCCTAAATGGTTTCCTGTAGCACATAGCAATGTTGTAGGTACAGGCACTTTGTACTTTGATATTCCAGTTCGAGAGATTTTCTATGTTGGTCAGACTGTAACAATTGCCAACTCAGGTACTAAATACAATGGTTCTAAGACCATTACAGCAGTTGAAACATATTCGATTTCAGTTACAACAACTCACACAGTTGTACAACCTAAACACCCTATTGAGCCGTTCGGTACAGTCACAGGCGAAACTTACACAGACTGGACAACAGATACAGCAGTTCAGAACGCAGCTCTTATGATTTCAGTTGATATTTGGCAGGCTCGCACAGCTACTCTTGGTGGCTCAAACTTGGTAGATTTTCAGCCCTCACCATACAGAATGTCTGCGCAGCTTCTGGCGAAAGTGCGAGGGCTCATTGCTCACGCCCTTGATCCGCGTTCGATGGTCGGATAATGCCAGTTGCTCTTACTACTCTTAGAACCACGATTGCGACAGCATTAGTCGATAACGCTAAGTGGCAAACATTTGCATTTCCACCAGCAACAGTCTTGGCTAATTCAGTCATCGTTGCACCTGATGATCCATATTTAGAGCCTAATAACAATCAACATAACACTATTGCTCCAACTGCTAATTTTAAGATAATCATCACCGTTCCTTTATTCGATAATGAAGGAAACCTCAATGGAATTGAAGATGCCTTAGTTGGCGTGTTCAACAAACTCGCAGCATCTTCATTAGTTTATAATGTGGGTGCAGTAAGCCAGCCAAGCGTTCTCAGCGCAGCATCTGGTGAATTGCTTTCTTGCGAGATGTCCTTATCCGTTCTAACCACCTGGAGTTAATATGTCCGAATGGGAACTAGAAAATGAAGCCTTCCTGAAGAAAATCGGGCAGGTTAGCACACCAGCACCAAAGCCAGCATCTACTAAGAAAGACGAGGAATAATCCTAATGGCTGTATTTCTGAATAACAATGTCGGCGTTAAGATTAACACCGTTGATCTAAGCGACCATGTAACAGCAGTAACAATTAACCGTTCATTTGATGAACTCGAAGTAACAGCAATGGGTGACAACTCACACAAGTTCGTAAAGGGCTTGGAAGCATCTACTGTAACAATCGATTTCCTAAATGACACAGCATCAGCGAATGTCCTTGCGACACTTCAAGCTGCATGGGGAACAACAGTAACTTGCGTATTCCTACAGACAAAGGGAACAGCAGTTTCTGCTACAAACCCACTTTACACAGTTTCATTGTTAGTCAATAACACAACAGACATCAACGGTGCTGTTGGCGATATTGGTACACAATCAATCACATTTACTGCAAACTCAACCATTGCAGTAGCCACAACAGGTACTTTCTAAACAACTAAACTAAGGGGCAAATCATGGCAAAGCTAAAAGTAACAAGGGCAGATGGACAAGTTGGGGAATACCCAATTACTCCATTAGTGCAGTACGGATTTGAGATTTGGGCTAAAAAAGGATTCCATAAATCACTTATGGAAGATGCTTCTCAAACTTCAATCTTCTGGCTTGCTTGGGAATGTATCCGCCGTTCGGGTGAAACTGTTAAGCCATTCGGAGAGCAATTCGTCGAAACCTTGACTTCGGTTGAGGTATTAGATGATGACCCTTTGGCTTAGGGCGCGACTCGATCACCTATCTGATTGCTAAATTAAGTGTCAGACTCGGGATCGCGCCACAACAATTATTAGAGCTTGATGAAGTAATGCTAAGGAACTTAATTAAAGTTCTAGAGGAAGATGCGAAGGAGATAGCCAATGCCAACAGAAGTAAAGGGCGGCATCGCACTTCGTAAAGCATTGCGCAAGTTCACTCCAGACTTAGCCAAAGAAACACAGAAAGAAATGGCTACGCTGTTAAAACCAATTACCGCTAAAGCGCGTGGCTTTATTCCTGGTACTGCTCCACTTAGCGGCTGGGGTAAGCCTGCATCTACAGGAAAGTTTCCACGATATTCAGCCGGTGAAGCAAAGCGTGGCATTGGATACAAGACAACACCTTCACGTCCTAATCGCAAAGGCTTTCGTTCTTTGGCTCAAATCAATAACAAGTCGGCAGCTGGTGCTATTTATGAAACAGCAGGTCGCTTAAACCCTAACGGTCGCGAACAAGCTAAAAGACGCGAAGTAAACATTCCTGGCATGAACTCAGTTTATTCAACCAGCACAGGTAAGAACTATGGCAAAAGCAATAACCCAGAGGCAGGTTCTTTATTTATTCAAGCCCTGAATGCGCAGGGTGAGATTAAAAATGCTTACACAGGAGTAGCAGGTCAATCTGGTCGCGCTTCTCGTAAGATGAAAGGTCGCGCCATTTATCGTGCATGGGCAGAAGATCAAGGCAAGACCAATGCAGCAATTATTAAAGCAATCGAAGTTTCTCGGGATAAGTTCAATAAGGCGGTGGGATATTAATGGCTGATGTAAAGATAGATATAGCCGCCGAATTTACCGGCAATAAAGCATTCAAGCAGGCAGAAACCACAACTCAGAAGTTAGAGAAAAGCGTTGCCAAGTTAGGCAAGCAGTTACTTGGAGTCTTTGCTGCTGGCAAATTACTGTCATTCGGTAAGCAATCAGTCAAGGCTTTTGCAGCTGATGAAAAGGCTGCGCGATCTCTTACATTGGCTTTGGCTAACACAGGCAACGCATTTGCAGCCATCGAGGTTGAGAAGTTTATCGGTGACTTACAACGCGCTACTGGCGTTCTCGATGATCAACTACGCCCAGCTTTTAGAACTTTACTTACAGCCACAGGCAATGTTAAGAAGTCACAAGATGGCTTAGCCTTAGCGCTTGATATTGCAGCAGGTACAGGCAGAGATTTAGGCGCTGTGTCTTTGGCACTTGCAAAGGCTTATGGTGGTCAAACCACAGCGCTTAGCCGTCTAGGTGCAGGCTTATCTAAAGCCACACTTGCATCTGGTGATTTAGACTTAATTACAGCAGAGCTTACAAAGAAGTTCTCTGGTCAGGCATTAGCTGCTGCGGAAGGCTATGCAGGGTCAATAGCAAAGCTTACAGTTGCTTCTGAAAATGCTAAAGAGATTATTGGCAAAGACCTACTTGACGCCATGCAACTTATTGCAGGAAAAGATGGCATTGGCGGAGCAACAACAGCAATGGAAGGTTTCGCAACTCAGGTCGGTAACGCTATCTATGGCGTAGGCGTTCTTATAGCCAAGTTAAGAGAAATACCTGGAGCAGGTGTTATATCCGATTTCTTAACAGCCCCTACTGGTGCATTGGCGCTACTTTCAATGTTTGGTCGCAATCGCAAAGCCACAGCAGCAGGCACTCCAGCCCAATCCCCTGGACAACGCGCTGCAATAGACAAAGCCAACAAAGATGCGCTTAGACTACAGAAGCAACAGAACAGCTTAAAGACAATCGACAACAATGCGACTGCTCGAAAGATTGCTCTTACAGGTGATGAACTAGCGCTGAAAGAACTAGAGAAAAAGTTCGACGTTGAGCGTGTTGGTCTATACGCAGCATTAAAC